TCCGTTCCAATCGTATCCAACTTTTGCTGACCAGTAATCAGTTGTGAAAGCGTTTTGTTGTAACATTTCTAAGATTTCTAAGTCGATTTCTAAAGAGATGTACTCACTTAACATTTGAGTTAATTCCGCTTCTGCATCTACAGAGTGGTATGCGTTTAAATCTTGCGCCAATTCAGGAGTCCAGATAGCTTTTAACTTTCTAGTCTTAGCCACGATAGGCTCAGATTTCAATTCTAATTCGATTTCAGGAATCGCTAAATCAGTACCTCTATCTTCGAAGTCACCTCTTGAGATATCAGTAGGTTGTACGTGATATGCTAAAGAAGAACCATTTGAACCTGCTGAACCAGTACCAGTTACAGTTGCAACGAATTCTACGTTAGAACCATTCTTAGTAGTGTATTGAGGGAAGAAAGTTGAAGAACCTGATAATAAAGTTGCTTCGAAAGCTCTTACACCATTGAAATCAGCATCAGATGGTAAAGCGATAGTTACTTTTTTCAAAGTGTTAGCTGCATAAGATGCAGAAACAGTAGCGTCAGATAAATCCCAATCGATATCTGCTAAAGATGCAGATGCAACAGTTGCAGCTTGTGCAGAAGTTGCGTTATTGATTGTGTATCCGAATCTACCAGCACCATATAAACCACCAGTTGTAGCTTGAGTAGAACCCAATTTGTTACCTGCTGGAGATAAAGAATCTTTACCGAAAGTACCGCTATCACCGAATAATGATGAACCTGTGAAGTTTGGATTACCTGCTGGGTTTGAACCATATTTGAAATCCATATAGAAAATAAGACCTGAAGGTAAGTTCATTGGTTGAACTGAAACGAATTCTTTCGCTGCAATAGAACCGAAGATTCTTCTTACCAATGGTAAAGCTACACCAGCCCACTCTTCAGAACCTGCTGAAGTACCTGTTCTTGTAGCCTCATCTAATAATTGCTTAGCTTGGTTTTCTAACATTACTGCCATACCATGCTTAGAAGTTTCAGTACCTGCACCTTCTAATAAGCCTGTTTTTTCCCACTTGCTTTTCAAACCTCTAGTTTGCTCAAGCATAATGCTTTGTGGGTTAGCGCCGTTCATTAATTTTTTTAAGTCCATTTTATGTACTTTTAATTTTTTTGTTATTTAATTACTTAATAATACCTGCTAATTTCTTAAATCTGTCAGCGAAATCTGCAGATTCAGCAATTACTTGCTTAGCTTCTGCCTTCGGTGCAGTTGATTTAACTGCTTTCGAAGCGATACCTTCAGAGATTGATTTTTTAGCTACTTTGTTAGTAGTTGAAGTATATTTGAAATTCTCTGCTAATGTAGAGAATACTAATTTAACCTCTCTTACTGATTTTGTTCTATCCAAAGTTTCAATCACTTTAACTTTTTGTTCGTTAGTCATGTTGTGTGCTCTGAATAATTTGTTTGCGAACAATAACTTAGCGTTCAATAAGTTCACTTCGTTAATAGTTCTTTGTAAAGATTTGATAGTGTTGTAAGCTTCTTCTAATTCAGCTTCTTTTTCTGATTCTTCAGCTTCGTCAACTTTTTCACCATCTTTCATGTCAGCTTCCATCTCTCTTAAAATTTCTTCTAAGTCGATAGTATCTTCCTTTTCTTCTTCTTCGTTAGTTACAACAACTTTTGGTGTTTCACCTTTGTCAGTACCAGCTTCAGAACCATCTGCTAAATCTTCAGCAATTGCTGCTGCATCAGCTGCAGGTATTTCTTCTTCTGAACCTTCTTCATCACCTAATTGTGCTTCTAACTCTCTGATGATTGCTTCTAAGTCCATGTCATCTTCAGTTGACTCTTCTTCGTCACCTGTAACATTATACTCTTCGCCATCACCTTGCTCACCAGCGAATGGGTCAGCTTGTGCGCCCATATCATCACCAGCGATTGGTAATTCTTCTTCAGAATCTTCTCCTTCTAATTCTGCTAATCTAGCTCTCAATTCTGCAATCTCTGCATCCTTGTCATCGCCAGCCATAGCATCATCAGCAAAAGGATTTTCTTCTTCTTCGTTGATATCTGCTACTTTAGTGTAGTCAGTACCAGCGGCTTCCGGCTTACCACTATCTTTTTTAACACCTACTGATAAATCAGTTTGTGCATCCAAAGTTGGTGTTGCGCCAGGAGTTTCAGCGTATCCAGCTTCTACTTTAGAGCCGATACCATCTGAACTTAATTCTTCATCTACTTGCTCTTCATCACCTTCCATTTCAGCTTCAGCTCTTAACTTTTGAGTTAACATAGACTGTAGTCTTGGAGTGAAGGCTTCTTCAAGTGCAAGCTTTGCGTTAGCCAATGCAGTTTCTTTAACCGCTTTAGCATCTGCGATTGCTTCTTTTAACAATTTTGAATTTGCCATTTTTTAAATGAATTTTGTTCCTGTGAAGTTATTGTAATTGTGGAACTTCAATGATATTTTGTCGGTTGTTCGGTCACACCTTATAGAGAAGGGTATTCATTAACCAACTATGTCGTAATAATAAATCCCATATAGTAATGGGATATTTGAAAATAAATATATAAATTTTTTAGAAAACTAAAGAAATTATTTGTTTTTATCAAAAAAATTTTGTAATTTCTCCTTTCTTATAGCTTTTTGAGTTGCAATTCGCTTAATTACAGACGGTTTTTCGAATTCCTTTCTCTCCCTAAGTTGTTCAATTTGCTTTACGCTTTTTACTTTATTTTTGTAGAATTTTAATGCTCTTTCGATGTTACCATCTTTTACATCAATGATTAACATAACTTATTATTGATGATTTACTAATTTATATTTAGTTGAGTATAATAACTCTTCGATATTATCAATTTGATTTTGTAAGTAAGATGCTTGTAATTTTTCATCTTTTCTTAATTTATCTAAAGCTACACATAATTTTTCAAAATATGCAATTATGTTTTTAATGTCATTGTTCGTATCTAATCCACTAACAGGTTGTAATTTAATTAATCCATATTTACCCTGATATGATTCCATTAAACCATCTATAATACCACCAATTGATTCATAGTAATCGCCCAATGCGACATGTGCCGAATGTGCTCCAATTCCTTTAACACCCAAATGAAACGAGTGAGTTTGTGTTCTACTATGTAAAAATAATGATGCTAATTGTTCCATGTTATTTTATTTTATTGCAAGTTTTGCATTCTTTTAAACCTAATCTATTTCTCATAACTTCTTCGGTAACATCTGCTATTTCAAAATATCTATTCAACACATGTCCCATATCTTCATAAAGAGCTTCCATTCTTTGTTCTTGTGCCTTTGCTTCTAATGCTTCTTTTTGAAACTTTTCGTGTAACGATTTTAATTCCTTCATATTACGTTTAATAGTAACTCTATCAAACCAATCACCACCTTCTCTCAAAGTATATTCTTGTGCCGCATCTGCGATACCACCTAAAGTTTCTGCAATAGTTCTGATATCAGATTTTCTATTCATTTGTTCACCAAATTGACCAAATGTAGAAATTATTTCTAAAAAGTGTTTTTTGATTTCAGTAGGAAGTTGTTGAAACTTTTCTTCCTCATTTAGAAGGTCTTTTAACTTTAACATACACTTATTTTTTTAAAATATCGTTTTTCTTAATTCTTTGAATAGCCTGCATTAATTGAGATTTATCCATACCCAATGCATCTATTATTTTGGCAATAATCAATTGTTCCTTTTTCTTTGGTAAATTGTACCCCTTTACAATATTAACAGTTTTATCTAAAAATCTCTCAACTTGTGCCGGTAAACTTACATCCATATCATCTATGGATTCTTTTTGAACTTTTGATTCATATGTGTTTACAGGTAATAAACTTACTAACTTTGCCATATTTTTAGTTTAATTCAATTATAATTTCTCTCATTAAATCTTGTGCTTTACACCACTTTCCACATTCTTCTGCTACTTTAGCCCATTGCTTTGATTCATTCATTGGTGCCATAAATGCCCCATGTGTAGAAGGATTTGATACAAAATCCCATCCAACCAATTCAAAATCTTCCTGAACCATTAAAGTGCCATCACTCAATTCTTTTACTGAACCTAAACCTCTCGATGAAATTCCTAAACGAATATTGTTTTTTAATAATTCTCTAAGAATATTTCCCGATGGAGTTGAAAGGATTTCTACTACACCAACCACATCATCACCATCCCAACCAATTTCTCTAATATTGTGAGAAACATTTTTTAAGTTAATAACGGGAGAATCCGGATGGTCTAATTCACCCAATGCTCTTCTTTCTTTAATAAGTTGTTGATATTTTTGGCACTCTCTCATTAAGATTTCCTTTGGATATCTTCTATGATTTTGATTTGGAGCACCTGCTCTTTGTAGGATACCCTTAACTAAATAAGTACCATTATCTTGCTCTACTAATTTAGCTTCGAACAAATGTGTTTCTATTAGTAATCCCTTATTCATTTATTTTATATCTTTTTTTATCTTTTCTGCTGCTTTATTGGTTAATCCTTTATCATCCCATGCTTTCAACATAGCTGTTTTTAAATGATTTTCCAATTCAGTTTTATCTAACTCACCATTTGTACTATCTACCATCTTTATGATTTGAGTTTGTACATATCCCGCTTTCACAATTTTATCAGCCACACTATTATTTATACCATCATTAGAATCCAACATTGTTGCTATATCATCCATAATTCTCTTATTATTGGATATTGATTCTAATATTTTAATAACTGCTTTTTTGTAGTCTGAATTTCCGTTTATGTAGCTTCCTGCTTTTTTTACTAATTCGTTAAAAAAGTAAAGAACTACTTTACCTAAAATAGCGATTGTGATGGTTGCTAATATTCCTGCAACTACACTTTCACTAACTACTTTTTTTTTTGAGCCCCTTCATTTTTGGCTCTCAATTTTGCTAAATCTGAACCTTCAATTTCACCATCCTTATCTACATCAATCTTTTTTTGACCGGCAGTTAATTCAGCTTCATTATATCCTCTTAATTTACCTTCCGATTTAGCTTTGTATGCCTTATCAACCGCATTAAAAAATGATTTCTTTTCGGTATCACTCATAGATGTTACCGATTTACCACTTTTATCCAACATAGCTTTGAATAAATTTTGATAATCGTTTTCTTCTTTAACGACTTGTTTGATTAGTTCTCTTAGTTGGTCTACTTTCATTATTCTGAAATTTGTCTAATTTTTTGGTCTAACTTTAATAGTCTTTCCTTTATACTATAAATATGACTATTTGTTCTTTTCCAATAACTTTTGTTATCTACACCACTTTCATTTTTAATTTTTCCATACCAATTAAGAAATCTTTCCATTTCTTTCAATTGTTTATTGATATTAGATATCCCTCTACCGATTTTAGCCTGTGCAGTTGATTCATCCTGTTTCAATGCTAACCAACGATTTTCTTTAACTACACTATATCCCGTTAAATCCGCTTGTCTTTTTCCCTTTGCCTTTTCATCTTCACCTTTACCAAATGCATACGGAGTACCATATCCATCCACATTACCAGTGCCATTCATTTCATCAACCTTCAATTCTGCATCTTTATACATACCACTAACCTTAGCATCTAATTCTGCTGCCAATTTCTTCTTCTGAGCGGTTAATGATTTTAATTGTTGGATATGTTGTTTTTCCGATGGAGTTCCTTTGGATTGTTTATATGCTTCCAAATGTTTTTCCATAGCATCAATTACTTTTGCATAATCGGTTTGAATAGCTCTAACGGAACGTAATTCAGCTAATACTATTTCTTTAATTTTATCAGGCAATCCTTTATGAGATGTTGATGCAAAATCTTTAGCATCTTTATCATCCATAGAAGCTGCTACTTTTGCTACTTCAGGTGATGCAGGGGTTTCTCCTTTATCAGCTGCATGAACCATGCCCATAAATCGTTGTTGTGCTTTTGATACTGCTGGCATTTGTTATATGATTTAAGCTAATAAATATACCGAACCAGATGTTACTTGAACACTATACATACCAACTACTGGTGGGTTTTGTGGTATATTGTTTATTGATGCCGTATATCCATTTGAAGTATATTCAACTATATTAGCTGGATAAATTGGTATTGGTGTATTTTTTGGTAAATATGCCAAACTCATAGTAGTATGAGATGTTCCCGTCATTCCTTCTAAATGTAATGTACCTGTACATATTGGTGTATTTATCATAATACCCCACGCTTTAGCTAACGAACCAGATTGACCGGTTGTAATCTCTTTTGCGTTAAAAATTCTATAATTTACCATTTTTTATTTATTTAAACTATCTTTTAATTCCTTTAATAATTCA